TGGACCGTGTCCGCCGCGCGGGTGATGATGTCGTTCGCGATCATACGAATCGTACCGGGGCGACGCGGAGATCGCCGTACAGGTTGTCGCGGTTGCGCGCGATGACGGCCTTGTTGACCTCCTGCGCCGCGCGCTGCTCGTAGTAAAGGCCGCCCTGGGCGTCTGACCAGCTCTGGCCGGGCATCCGCTTGAGTCGGTAGATGGCACCATACACCACGGCGTCCAGGTAGCGCTCATACAGCGCGGAATCGACGGTTGTCGCGGTGCGGGTCGGCGCCAGCGCGGCCGAGACGATAAACGTGCCGGTCGTATCCGGCGCCGGCAGCATGCGGAAAGTATCCAGCGCAGTCATCGTGAAAGCGCCTGGTGTCCCGCGTTGCGTCCAGAGGGCCGGGTTGTTCGCGGTGACGGCCTCCTGCGTAACAGGGTTCAGACGGCGGGCACCATCCACCAGGACCGACAGGATGGACACCAGCTGCGCGCCGTTGGGGAGCGTTACCGTGTACTCCGCATCGGTGGCGTTGTACGCCTCGGCGTCGAGCCGCTCGCGCCATACCAGCGCACGGTCACAAAGGGCAAAGCAAGCGCTGCGGATCGCTTCCAGCGCGGTAGGTTCCGGCGCATGCAGGCATTCCACCACCACACTCGGCAGGAATTTATCGAGCGCAACGCTTGCCATGGTCAGCTAAAGTCCAGTTCGTCGTCGTTTTTCGGCGCTTCGTCAGCGGGTTTTTCAGCTACCTTCTGGGTGCGAGTGGGCTTGGGCTTGCCGCCCTTCGACTCCAGATACGCCTTCCCTTCTTCGGTCAGGTACACCTGGCCGTCGACCACGTTGGCGATGATCGATTTGCGGCCGCCATGGCCGACGGTGAACACCGGAAACATGTTCTCGACGTCAGGGTCCGAGGCGAGGCGTTGGTACAGGTCACTCATGGTTATCTCCAGTCTGGCTGAGGCAGCGCACGCCACCTCAGCCAGTAACACGTTAGGCGACGATCGCCAGGGCCAGCGCGGACGGCAGGAGCGTCTTCCAGCCGAACACGTTCAGGCCGCGGACCAGGTCACCGAAGTCGTTCGGGTTGCGAACGGTTTCCATCTTGGTGATGTTCTGCGCGAACGTCACGGCGCTCTTGTGGCCCGCCATCAGGATGCGGCGCTTCGCCGTGCCTGCAGCAGCACCGCCCCAGTAATCCTGGGTAGCAGCGGCCTTCGGCAGTTGGTTCGACACGTACACCGTGAAGCGGTCGATGCCGCCGATCTTGCCGTTGCGCACCATGGAGGTCGAGTCGCCCATGAACTGCGCCTGTGCGAGGTTCGACTGCATCAGGATGTTGCGCGTCAGCGGGTCGATCACCAGGAAGCGCTCGGTCTCCGGCACGTTCTGCTCATCCAGCACACCCGACATCGCCGTGATGGTCTGCAGGATGTTGGCGCCGGTCAGCGAAACCGGGGCCGTTGCCGTGCCGAGGTTGTAGCCGCCCGAGATCGCGCCTGCGGTTGCACCGAAGTTCGCCGACGCCACGTTGGTCGCAGTGAAGTCAGACGCGATGCCAGGTTTGGCCGCGGAATCGCCGTAAAGCACCGTGCGATCGATGGCGATCTTCATCTGCATGGTGGCGTCGTCGGTGAACGTCTCCATCATGTTCGGCTTCGACTGATGCGCGATGATGTCGCTCACCTGGAAGGTGAAGGACTTCGCGCGGTCGATCTGCAGCTCCAGCGTGTTCGGCGTCGGAACCGCGTAGGTCAGGCCGCTGCCGATCGTGTAGTCCGCGATCGCGATCGTCGGGATGTTGTTGATGACGACCTTGTCGCCGAGATTGGCGATCTCGCCGGCGTAGTCGTTGTTGGTGATGTCGCCCAGAACGGTGGTCAGGTACAGCTTGCGGTTGAGCTTGCTGGACCACAGCGTCGGGATGAAAGTGCCGGAATAGTTAACCCCGGCGTAAGAACCGCCTACGCCAGTAAGCGGTACACCTGCGGTAATCGTTGCCATGCCAAGACTCCTAAATGAAAAATGGGTTCAAAGCGCGGCACCTTCGCTCTTACCAGGACACGCGGCCTTCCGCGAAAGCAAGGTCCGCTTCAGCCGCCAGCTGGTTCGCACGATCTGCGCCCATGTGACGGATGTTTCGCGGGTCTTGCGCCGCTTCGTATTCAGCGCGGGTCCACGTCTTCCCCTGCGGTGCGGGGGTCGATGCGCGGGAAGTGCTTGGTGCCACTTGACGCGCGAGTTCCTTGCGAGGGTCTGGGGTGGCGACGGCCGGCGCAGCCGGTACGGCAGGAGCCGCAGGTGTCCGGGTCGCCGCGTAAGCATTGAAGATCGCCGCCGTGCGGTTGGCGTCCAGAGACTCCGCCGCAGAGTCCAGCGCTGCCTGGCGTGGAACCCCATAAACCGGGTCCACTTCCCCTAGCCATTCCAGGAAGCCCTCATCGCTGTTGATGCTGCGATACTCAGGCACCCGTGAAGCCAGGGCAGACAAGAACTGATCCTGCGCAGAAACCTGGACCTGCTCGCCAATACCTCCGAGCTGCTTCTCCAGCTGCTGGATGTGGGCTTGCAGCTCCCTTTCCCGCTGCGAGACGATCTCCTGCGCTCTTGCAGCGGCGCGTCGATCAATCGCTTCAGTCAGATCCCCGCCGAATTTCTCGGCGTCGTTGTCGGGCGTCGTCTGGGCGGGTTCCGGCTTGACGGTCTTGAGCTTCTCCAGCTCGGCCCCTGTCTGCCGAACAACGTCGTTCAGCTCTCGGAGCTGCGCGTGCAGCCGCGGAACCTCGGCGTTGTACTTGCCCTGGAGGACTTTGAACTTCTGTTCCCAATCCTCCGACGATGTCTGACGTACCTCCTGGACAGGTGCAGCCGGTTCGGCAGCAACCGGTTCAGCGGCTGGTGTAGCAGGTTCAGTATTCGCAGTCGGCTCGACTGGAGTTTCGCCCGGCCCATACAGCTCGCGCTCGATAGCTTCTGCTTCTTCGATCTGCTTGCGTACTTGTTCAGGTAGGTGTGTGCTCGTCACGATTTTCTCCTTAGTGCCTCCGCATGCGGGGGTCTACTTGGTTTCCAGTTTCGCCAGAACCTGCGGGGACGACTCCACAAGATCCAGCACTTCTTTCGCCAGCTGCGCCCGTCCTTGCAGGCGCCTCCACTGGTCCTCATCCGCTACCTTGGTGCAGTCCTCGGCCGCCTTCCGGTATACCGACTCAAACCACGCCAAAACGTGGCTGACTTCGGGTGCCTTCAGGCGCATGAACGCACTGACTGTCGCGCGATCAATACTCATGGACTACGCACTTACCTGTTAGTGGATGCTTGAAACCGACTCTGGCATAAACGCGAATCATAGTCAATACCTATTGCCGGTCTTGTTGATGATATACGGCGCCAATCAGTTCTTGGGCTGCGGTGAGCCGGACTGCACAGGCGTCGGCTTCGGCTGCGAGGCCGATAAGAAACTCAGCAGCCTCGTCAGAAAGTTCGGCGCGATGGGCACCATCAGCTCCGCTGGCGGTGCCGGCAGCGTCACCGGAGCGACTACAGGCCGTGGCAGTGGGGATGAACAGGCGACCAGCGTCCAGCCGCAGGCCCACCAGAGCAGCGTCACGTTTCGTATTCCCATCGCGTAGGGCCTCCATCAGTTGTTTGTCCGCCTGCGCCATCCGCCGGGCGTGGGCCTGCTCTGTCTTGCGATTCGCCTCGCTCAGATCAGTCGTGTCGCGCAGGCGTCGCTGTTCGATCCCGGCCAGCTCCAGGCGCAGTTGTGCGGCCTCCTGGCTAAGTTTGCGAAAGCACCGGTCATACCCGGCTTCGTACCCAGCCCAGCCGGCCAGAATCGCGAGCCCGCCCACAACCACCGCCTTCACCCACCACAGCCCCAGATAGTTCGGCATGTTGGCTCCTACGGGTTGAGCGGCTTGGCCTTGCGGAGTTGAACCCAATACTTGGCGCGACCATTCTGCGGACCCAGCAGATTCCATCCGGCGTAGAACTCGATCCCGAGCACGACAAGGCGCAGGCAGAAGGCGTCGTCCGTCGCCCACAGAGGGCCGCCAGTGATCCAGCCATTTACAGGGCTGCGGTATTGGTCGAGCCATTCCTGCCGAACATCTACGCCGAGCCAGTCGTAATTGACTGAGTGAGCACCATTCCGTCGCATCCAGGCGACCTTGGCCTCGAAGGACCGGTAGTCCAAACCCTTGCTCACGCACTCGACGCGCCAGTAGCTGTCGCCTTCAAGGTCGGCATCCTTGGTCATCATCCAGCGGAGCGGCCAGCGCAGCGAGCGTCCGTCAGCGGTCGAGAACCATTTGACCGCGACATAGGCCAGCGACCAAGCCGCCGCCTTGACGATGATGTGGGGAATCAGCAGCGCGAGCCAGCGCAGGCCGCCAGGGACCAGCGCAGCGGTGACGAGGATGATTGCGAGTATTGCGAGCAGATAAATCATTTCAAACCTTTCCACACCAGGCGACAAACTCGCCCTGCTCTGCATCTCTGCGGTTCGCTAGACCAGGCCATTTCCTACCGCCAGCCTTGACCCACCGATCAAACTCCCCTGCTGCTCCGTAGCAGTC